TCAAGTGTTAAAAATAGATAAAGAAAAACAAATTAATACTTTAATTCATTCTTACGCTCTTTCTGGATCTTCTTTAAAAGATCATATTAAATACTTCTTATATCTATTGCAGAACTTTAATATCATAGCGATCTGCATGGACTATAACGGCGGTGTTCAGTTTATGAATTCTTGCAATGAAAGCGAATTATTTAAGGATGCTAAAATAAATTTGAAATCAATGGTAACAGAATTCGAAAGACCCGAAGAATATGCTCAGAATTTATATTCTGCAAAAACTGAATACAACAGATCAGATTATAAATACGTTTTCTTGAGAAAACCAACTTCAGGTTGGATACGATTAGCGAATGAAATGTTACAAGCGAATTTTGATCATCGCCGTACATATTTCGCTAGTAGAGCTATTGATGATAATTTTAGAAGTCAAACTAAAAAACGTATTGGTATTACAGATTTAAAATTCTCTAACGCTTTAGACACTGAAAAAGAAAATGAAGAAGCTAAAATGATTGATTTTGTAGAGCATTTAACTGATATGATATTGTTAACTAAAACAGAATGCGCTCTCATACAAATAACAACATCTGCTCAAGGTATGCAGAACTTTGATCTTCCAGCGAACCTTAAACGTAAGTCTGGACCAGATAAACCTAGAAAAGATAGTTATTCTGCGTTAGTATTAGGTAATTGGTTGTGTAAGATCTATTTCGACATGAATAATACTCAAGTTGAAGATATGACTGAAACTTTTGAACCTATGTTCATAGCTTAAAAGCTAAAAAGTCACTTTTAAAGTGACAATGTGTAACTATTATTAACATGAGTCGCAAATATAATAAAAGATCAGATTATTGGGGCAAATTCTCTAAAGCTCAAGAAGGGCAGTCTGAGCCGCTTGACGCTATGTTAAGAGATAACGCTTCTGAACCTTCTTTAGTTGGTGATCCGTTCTATCAACAAGAGGCTAAAGCTTCTAGTTATGAAAGAAGTGGAGGAGGAGAATCTACTAGTTTACGTAGAAACTTGGCTTATGTAGGACCAAAAATTTATAAATACGGAAACATTAGAGAAGGAATGTTGCCGTTCGAAACTTCTATTAACGGATATAATATTCGTGACGCTATAGAATTATGTCAGAAAGCTTATGCAAATATAGCTATTTTTAGAAATGCTGTTGATATTATGTCTGAATTTGCTAATGCTGAAATATATTTAGAAGGCGGAAGTCAAAAATCTAAAGACTTTTTCTCAAAATGGATGAAGTATACAAGAATGTGGAATGTTAAAGATCAATACTTCCGCGAGTATTATCGTAGTGGCAATGTTTTCTTTTATAAGATAAATGCTAAATTTAATATCGACGATTTTCAAAAAATTCTAGAAACATACGCTTCATATGATGGAGCGTCTTATAATACGGATATTAAATTGTATAATTATCCTACGCCATACGACGTAAAGAATTTAATTCCAGTTCAATACACACTTCTCAATCCATATTATTTAACAACAAATCACACAAGTTCTTGGCATCAAGTTGTTTATCACAAAATACTTTCTGAATATGAATTAGAAAGACTTAGGTCTCCTAAAAATGATCATGATAAAGTAGTGTTCGATAGTTTAGATGATACTACAAAAGAAAAAATTAGATTAGGTCAATGGTCAAGAGATGGACTTAATATTCAATTGAATCCTACAGATATTATCTATTCTTTTTATAAAAAACAAGATTACGAACCTTTTGCCATACCGTTTGGTTTTGCTGTTCTTGATGATATCAATTTCAAGATGGAAATGAAAAAGATTGATCAAGCTATTTGCCGCACAATTGAGAATGTCATTCTATTGATAACTATGGGTAGCGAACCCGCTAAAGGAGGTATTAATCATAAGAACATAAAAGCGATGCAAAATCTTTTGAGCAATCAATCTGTTGGTCGCGTTCTTGTTGCGGATTATACAACAAAAGCTGAGTTCATTATCCCAGATATGAATAAAGTTTTAGGATATGAAAAGTATAAAGTCGTCAATGAGGACATTAAAGAAGGATTGCAGAACATTCTTATCGGTTCAGAAAAGTTTGCAAACACAACTGTAAAAGCTCAAGTATTTTTTGAAAGATTAAAGGAAGCTAGAAAAGCTTTCTTGAATGATTTTCTACAGCCTGAAATGGAATTGATTTTTCGCAACTTGGGATTTAAAGGTAAATGCCCTATAGCTAAGTTTGAGGAGGTATCTATTAAAGACGAGACTCAATTTAATCGCGTGGTCACGCGCATGATGGAACTAGGAATACTGCCTCCAGAAGAAGGATTGAGAGTAATTGAAACTGGTATTTATCCAACTAAAGAAGAGCTAGGCACTGCTCAAGCTAAGTTTGTAGAAGAAAGAAAGAAGGGATATTATAACCCAATTGTTGGCGGCGTTCCTGTTATCGCTCCTCCAGCGCCTGAAGTTTCAGGAGTTAAACCCCCAATCAAAAAGACAACGACTCCAAATGAAAGAGGTCGTCCTGTCGGATCTAACGCTTCTGTTTATGCAAAAGACGCAATCGCTAAAGTCATGGATAAAACAAAAGATTTGTATTCTATTGTAGAAGTAGGTTTGAAAAAGAAATATTCTAAAAAATCTTTAAATGCTGAACAGAATAAATTAGCGCAAGGCATTTCCGAAGCAATCATATTAGGATGTCAGTGTGAATCTTGGACTTCTTTAGCTACAGAAGTTCTAAACGATCCAAATAAATTAGATAAGCTAAACATATTAAGTGAGATACAAACTACTGCTGGCGAACATGATTTAGACACATATGCAGCAGCACTTTTATATCACAGTACTAAGTATTCTGTGTAAAATATAAATATATGTTCCTTTATAGAACTAAATTTGACAACATAGTTACGGCTTCGTTAAATTTCGATAGCAATGTTTTGTTGTCGCAAGCTTCATTGGAACCGCTTAAGTCAATTATACCTTCTTCAGTTAATTTAGAAAAGAATGTTGATTTAGTTGGGGCTGCATTTAATGCTGCTGTTGTAAATCGTTTTAATAAAAATGGCGATGGTATTGATACTAATACTGCTATTGCTTTTAAAAACTATTTCATTCACAAGCCAACAAATATTGAACACAAGAAACAAAGAGTAGTTGGGCATATTGTTAATTCGGCATTTTCTTCTTATGGAGAGAATAAAATTCTATCTGATGAAGATGTAAGAGGAACTCTTAGTCCATTTAATATTGCTTTGGCGGCTGTTGTATATAAAACAGTTGATCGCGATTTTGCAGACGCATTAATGGACTCTAACGATCCTGATTCCGCATTATACGAAAAGATTAGTGCGAGTTGGGAAATTGGATTTAATGAATACTTTGTTGCAGTTGGAAGTTTAGATTTAAAACAAGCAGAAATAATAACTAAAAAAGAACAAATAGAAGAATTTAAGAAATATTTAAAAGGCTTTGATGGGTCTGGGTATATGAATGATGGAACTCCAGTATATCGTTTAGTTACTGGACGCATTTATCCTTTAGGAATTGGATTTACTACTAATCCTGCTGCTGATGTTCAAGGAGTAGTAATTGATGATGGAACATCTGCTATAGAAGTCGAAAACGAAAAACATGAGATAGAAACAGAAGAAGCTGAGTTTTATGAAGTCAATTCTATAGAATTACTTAACTTTAACAATAAAATATTTTCACAAAAACAAAAACAACCTGTAAATATTACCAAAACAAAAATTATGGATTTAGAACAAATACTATCTGCATTAAAAACAGTTCTCGCTGAAAAGCAAGACACTGCCAAGTTTAGTGATGAAGCCGTAGCTTCTATTTCAGCCAAGATCGCTGAGAGCATTAAACTAAAGAGTGACGAAATGAAACTAGAGATGGAACACGCTGAAGTCGCTAAGGCTGAAGCTATCGCTCAAGCTGAAAAATTCAAGAAAGATCTTGATGAGAACAACAAGAAACTTTCCGAGACTCTCGCGAAACTCGCAGAACTCGAAAATACAATTTCCGCTCAAGCTTCTCAAGAACTTTATAGTTCAAGAATGAGTTTCCTAGATACTGATTATGATCTTGATGAGATTGATCGTCAGTTTCTAGCTAAAGAAATATCTGCTTTGGCAAACACAGAAGAAGCATTCGCTTCTTATAAAGAAAAGCTCGCTGTTCTTTTTAGACACAAGAACAAAGCTTCAAAGCAAGATCAAGATAAATTTTTCCAAGAACGTCTGGAAGCCGAATTGGCAAAGAGAATGGGACAAGCAAAGACTCAACGAACTGAAGTTGTCGAAAAGACAGTTGAAGTTGAAACAGCTTTGGCTAACGCCAAACGCGAAGAGCCAGCTATACCCGCTCAGTCACTCGCTCCTTCAGAAGCAAAAGCTTCTTGGAAAGAAAGACTAGGCAAAGCTTTCAGCAAGGAAAATATAACAGTTAAATTTTAAAAATATATGTCACTAAGATTATATCCATTCAGACAGTATAGCGACGTTGATGTTATCAACATGTTCGCGAGCGACACTGTTGATGCCAATCCATCTACAAATGGTAATGGTTCAGCAGGTGTTTTCGTCAAGGTATCCGCTGGTAACTTGGATCTCGATCCAATTCAATACACAGCCGCCGATATTACAAATACACTTGGTAAAACAGATTACCCCTTCTTGGGCGCTGTTCAATACCCTGCTGTACCTTTGCAGTTCACAGCCGCCACCGCTGGTGTTCCAGTTCTTGGCTTGACTCTTAATCAGACTCTATCCACTGATGAAAATGGCGAAAGACTTCTTTACAATCCAGTAAAGAGAGCAGAACTACAAGCCGTTCTTACTGGACAAGCTGTACCTGTAGCTACTCGCGGTATCTTCACACTAGCTGATACAGCTATTGACTGGGTTGACGCTAACATGGTTGTTAATAGCCATCTTGTTATCTCAGCTAACGCTGGTAAGGTTTCTGGCCTATTGGCTACTGTTGTATCCCCAATCACTGGAACCACAAGTATCATTGGCCGTATTCTCGGCACTGGTCAACGTGTTTCTCAGAATGGTAAGAGTGATTATTTCGCCGGTAGCACTACTGGTAAATACGCTCTCGTTCAGATTGATTGTGTAACCTCCTACGTTGTTTAATCCATTTAACTAATAAATAATATGAAAATCGTTTTAAAGAGAACAGACGAACAAGTCGAGCTAATTAAAGCTCTAGCCTCAAGAAACCGTGAAGTAGCCTTCGATGCTCAAGTAGCTTTGGCTGAATTCATTGGCCCAGTTTTGGCTGAAGTTATTAATAACGCCCCAACTATTTCTAATTTGTTCACAAGTCTTCAATTCAATGCTGAAGATAACCCCTCAATTCCTCTAGACCTATATTATGATATCTTCGATGAAGATTACATCAAGGTCTATAGCCAGAGTGTAGCTGGTGGTCTTCCTCAGAACGTAGTTCAGCCTTTGGCTTCTGAGCTAAAGATTGCTACTTATCGTCTCGACAGCGCAATCGCTTTCGACAAGAAGTACGCTGCCAAGAGCCGTTTGGACGTAGTTAGCAAGTCTTTCACTCGTATAGCTCAAGAAGTTATGCTCAAGCAAGAAAGAACTTCTGCTAACCTTCTAATGACTGCTCTAGCTAACGCTTCCACTGGTAATGATGCTACTGCTGCTAATAACCTTCATACCTTCCGTGCTGCTGCTGTTGGACGTTTCGTTCTTAACGACTTGAACAAGTTGTTCACTAAGATCAAGCGTATTAACGCTTCATTCGTTGGTGGCACTCCTTCTGGCGCTCGTAGAGGTCTAACCGATCTTATCGTTTCTCCAGAAATCATCGAAGAAATTCGTGGTATGGCTTATAATCCAATCAATACCAAAGCTTCTATAGCTGGTACTGCCAGTACTTCTAATAGCGCTGGTAATGCTCCTATCACTGCTACCGATGAAATTCGTAACCAACTTTTCAATCAAGCTGGTCTACCTGAATTCTTCGGAGTTTCAATCATGGAAATTCTAGAGTTCGGTGTTGGTAAGAAGTTCACCACAATTTTCGATACAGTCGCTGGTTCTACAGCTTACGCTGACAACTATGCTGTAAAT